TGCAATGCGACCTTTCAGCGCATCCAACCCGATGACATTAACCTTAATCAAGCTCAAAAATTGCTAATGCAGTTACCTCCCAATAAAATCGTTTCTCACCTATCCTACGAACACCGCTAATAGAATAAGTTTGTCCAAAATACTCAATTCTGTAATCTGGGGTGATATTGTACCCCCTAAAAGGAAGCCTAAAGGTTTTAGTATCTGACATTTCTGTCCGACCATCCGCTTGACTCCTTGACCCACCGCCATCCTCTACCTCTGCCCACATCTTGTAGGTCGTAGCCACCGACTCGGTAGCATCGCCATTGGCATCAATGGTCTGGGTATATTTTAGCAGCTTTATGGGCTTTAGGTTACCTATCATCCTAACCAGTTAACAGTTTTATATCTTGAAGCCAAATTCATAGCCTCGCGGCTCATGCCATCCACATTCTCATCTCCTCTATTAGTGTACCTGTAAGCTACCTCTTTGTACATGGCATCCTTTAGACCTTTAGGTAAGTTAATAAAACCAGCCTCGTAAAGCATGGTCATATTTTCGTACTTAGGGTTTTTTAAGAGTCGGCCATTCAAAGAGACCTCAAAATCATCTGTGCTGATACTATCCCCCTCATCATCTTTTACATTGATAATGGTATTAACCGGACCAAAAGGTATCTCAAAGTTGCCAGCCAAGTTAGTGAACTCAATCTCCCATGTCTTAGGGATTAAGCTCAAGCCAGTAAACTCCTCAATCCTTTCTCTAGCTGACCGAATAAGCTCCGCTATCAAAGCATCATCATCGTTAAAGTCAGATGAGATACTTTCGGACTGATCAATAAACCCCTCGAGCCTGAGATAGTTTTTTACCTCGGCAACGGTTAAGGGCTCAGTCAACCCCGATTCGGAGGTCTGGTCCTCCCAGTCAATTAGTAGATTGTATAGCATAGAGATTTATTAAAAAAAGGGGCCAGCCGAAACCGGCCCCACCACATCAAACCACAGCACCTATTTAGAATGATCCGTAGATGATTGCATCTGTTCTCATGATGTTGATGTCTTCAAAACACTCAACACGAGCAGTTACCAGGTTTCTCTGGAAGTTGTCGCTATCCTCATAAGAAAACTCAACACGCAATCCCTCGGTCTCAACACGCTCAAGGTAGTTAGCATCGATGATAAGGGCTTTGTCGTTAGTAACCCATGAAGCACCAATTACAGGCACACCAGCGATACGGACATTACCATTAGCATCGATTACGAAACCACCAGGAACTGAGTAGTCAGTTGGCTTAGTTTTAAGCAAATCAGCCCACTGAGCATAGCTTACGAGAGCAAATGAAGCCTCGAAGTTAGCATCCAGTTGGTTGGCAATCCAGTCAACCAGTTGCTCTGCATCAACAGTAGCAGCAGTTGTAGTTGAACCAGTAGCGGCATTTGACACAGCAGTAAAGAATGTGCTGTTTTCTTTCTTGTAGAAATCACGCAGCAGCATTCTCTGCAAAGTGTTCTGTAAGAAAGGCAGTTGGAACATCATCTGCTTAGAGAAACGAGCAAAACCAGCGATATAGTCAGATACTACCTTTACCTCAGTCAGGTCGTAGTCAATCTGGCTCTTTGCGTTGCCCTCAGTCTGAATACCGATTGAACCCTCAGTACCAGTCTCACGATAGGTAACATAAAGTCCGGTTGGAGATACAGCAGTAGGGATAAGATCACGCATGTTGATCTTCTGAGCAGGAACGAGACCTTGACGTTGATTGTAAGTAGCAACACCATCACCTGACAGGTTGTTACCCAAAGTCATTGTACCGACAGCTTTAAGGTCGATAGTCAGCTTGGCATTCTTGTTCTTTTGGAACTCTTTGATTTCAGCTTGCTTAGCCTCAAAAGCCTCAGCCATTTGCTCAGCGAAAGCATCACCAAAAGACTTAGTCTTATTATCGACTTTCTTGGCGGCTTTCTCAGCAATCAGTTGGTCAAGGGCAGCTTGGTTTTTCTTAGCAGCCTCATCCATTGTTACGACAGCAGCCTTTACTTCGGCTACATCGATTTTTACATCAGCGATAGCAGCTTCATTGGCCGCTTTCATCTTTTCTACTGACTCGGTAGCTGATTTTACCGCAGTCTCGATGCTTTTCAATTCATCCATTGTTAGGAATTTAATTTAGTTAATAAATTGTTTAAGTTATGCTTCAATCCACTCAAATCTACCTCCGGCTCCTTAGTCTCTGCAACTGCCTCAGCGGGTTGCTCCTCTTTAGGAGTGGTATCTATTGAAATAAGCGATTTAATTGCCTCGTTAATTTGTGCAACTCTGATTTCGATAAACTCGAAAGCATCATCAGAGAAGCGGCCATCTTTCAATGACTTTAAGAGCATGCTCAGCTCTTTGCTAAGTTTAGCATGGTTGTCAAGGATTTCTTGACCACTCAGGCTTTTACCTACCTCAATGGTAGGGGTGTTAGGGTTAGCACCCCAAAGGACAGCAGAACCTTCAAAAAGCAATATCTCTTTGATGAGGTTGTACTCACCCTCTGCACTCTTTTGGTTCTCAGCTTTGATAGTTCTAAACCCTACCGAATGCTGGTTAATATGACCAGATTTGTAGAACTCAAGCACATCATTGCCCCATGTAGTGTTAGGCACATCAGTAATACCTACCAGATAGTCCTTTTCTACATACAACTCAGAGAACTTGCCAATAGCTGACTTTAGGCTTGGGTTGTGGTCTGTCAGATGCCAGATGAGGTTAGCCCCTTTAGGACCTCTCTCTGCCATTGTCTTGTTGTAGGCATTAAAGTCAATGACATCATTGTCAAGGTCTTTAGAGCCCATTTGGCTGATAGCAACCTTTACTTTGCGAGTTGTCGTAGAGACATCCTGCACTGAGTTGCTTACTGTCTTTTGTTCAAAGTATCTTTTCATATTCAATATTTTGGGAGGGTTGACCCTGGTTATTATTTCATGATTCCGCAGTATTGGCCGTAGCCGATCAAGCACCTCCCCTATTTATTAATCTTCCTCTCGAATCTCTTTTAGGTACAACAATATAAGAGCATCTGCAATTTATGACCATTGCTGCTGAACCACCCGGAGCCAAAGGGTATTCTATGTTTTCACCACTCCTTGGGTCCACAAAGTTGTCGTAAAAGTCCACCACCTGACCATCCATGTGAAAATGGTCTTTAGGTTGCTCAGGCTTAAAACCTCTGGTCCTCGAATCTCTGAAGGCAATCCACTCTTTGACCATTTGGTAGTCAAATGACTCGGCTGCTGCCTTTATCCCAGTGTTTGCTGCCCTACCTATCTCAGTTCTGACAATCCTTTCGGCTTGCATGGAGGTAAAGCCAGAGTCTTGTAGAATCTTGACTATCTCATCCACAGTCTGCTCTTTTATAATGGCATTCTGTAAGACAAGCAGCAAATGGTTCCTTAGGGTCTCTGAGGTCTTTACAACCGCATACTGAAGCAAGGTCCTTTCAAGCTCATCAACTATAAACTTAATCCATCTCTCATCTCTGCCTATCCCCTTTTGATTAGCTTCCTTGCGGATTAACTTATACATCTGGTTGGCATGATATACACCCACTTGCTTGTAGATGTTCTCAATGGGTTTATAGAGCTCATCATTCCAGAGCTGAGTTCTAAGCATTGTCTGGGCCTGCCTGGCTCCTACTCTTTTTATTGTACCTATCAAAGAACTGACAACCTTATCAAGTTGTCTTTTGACCTTAGGGAAGTGGGTCTTGGCAAACTTTCGATTGATTCTCGAGAAGTTCTCCGCATACTCTTTTCTCTCCTTGTTGGTCATTCATCAATCTATTTTTTAAGACTAATCGCTTAGCCTCCATTCTTGCTTTATATAAGGCACAGCACTTTTCCCTTTTGGTTATGGGATAGGTTCTGTAAACCTCACTCATTATCGAGGTCATCTTCATCCTCGTTATTTACATCACTCAAATCCATGTTTGGGGCTTCGTACTCGCTAAATGGCATACCATCTTGCGTAGTTATCCAAGGCTCGTCAAACAGCGGATTGTCAATTCTCTCTAATCCAAGAAGCATTCTTTGCTCGTTAGGGCTAAGGGCTTTAAGGTCCTTAATCCAGCTAGACTTCTCGACTACATCCTCTTGCAGTTCTGTAAATACGGTATGGTCAAAGTCTATATAAACATTCTGGCCCTTATATCCCCAGTCTGTTTGTAGCTTTCTATTAAAGTGGTTACGGAATGATACTAGGGCTGGCATCGCACAACGAGTTGTAAGGGCCTTTTCAGCCTCTCTTACGTTGTTATATGTGCTAGACTCAGAATCACCTACCAACTGGCTAGGCACCCCATAAACGGATGCAAACCGCTTCAAATCCCATTTCTCAGAGTCAATGATAGACAGCTCCACTGGGTTAAGCCCAACAGATTGCCACCCCATCTTGTAACCAGAGACACCAATGCGGCCCCAGTTTTCTGATCCTACCCACTCGCCTTTGCCTACAAGTTTACTCTTAATAGCTTCTACTTGCTTTCTTGTATCGGCAACATCTACCCCACCATTCATGACTCTTGGGTCATCAACATAAAGTACACCTTTAACCCCTTGATTCTCGAGCATGGCCGCACTAGCCTTGATGGCTGAGTTAGACCGGCTAAGTCTCCTTAGAGCAGCCTTAAGTGGGCTCATACCATAAAGGTGAGCTCCGTTGACATCCCAGTCATAGTTCTGGTATTTGTCATGTAAAACTTGGCTCTTAGGGAATAAAGCATTAGAGAGGACTGGTATCATATACCCTTCCTCAACAATGGGGAATAAGTTGGTAGATGCTATAATGGATACCTCTTGATAAGGTAGGTTATGTAACTGATAGGGTTTGCCTTGATTGGCTCCCATGTCAAGCATCTGAGCCCAAATACAACGACCTCCAGTAATTAGCTTCCAACCAGTTGAGTTGGCTACCAAATCTTGAAAGGTCTCATAGTCGTTAGGATATCGTAAAAGTTCTGTAAGTCTATCTACATAGATTGGCTCTAAGGCTTTCTTCTTATAGCCCATTGCCTTTTGAAAGTCCTCGGTAGAGATGTCTTTCTTTCTCATTAAGCCCTCATAAGCCTTAAAAGCAGCCTCATCGACTACCTTGTAAGTGGACCAGTCAGGCAGTTTTACCTTGTCTGTAATGAGAGTTATAGTGGCATAGAGAATGTCGTTAACTTGATAGCCATCACGAATGTAGTTAGTACGATTGTCAGTAATACCGACAAAAGTTCCTCCAGTTACCTGATAGGAAGCAAAGGGCTGACCTACCGGCATCATTGGCACCGCCTTCTTAGTTAACGCATCCCACGCATCTTGTATTCTGCCCACTTTCTTTATTTTACCAAGCCATCACCTCGAACTTAGGCTTGTTTAGTTTTGTATATATTGCATACCGCATCGCATCGCAAAGGTGATCCCACATCTTAACTGGCTGCTCATCTGGATGGACCTTGCCATCTTTGTCAACCTTCCATTTGTAGGACTTAATCTCTTTCATTAGGTTACTACTGTCAGGTGATACTATCAATGGCTGGCTTTTTACCTTTTGGATGCCAGCATAGACATCTTTTTCGGCTGGCTTGGCATTATACCCAGCCCTAACCAGTTCCTCGATAGTCTTAGGCTCAGCAGCATCACAAAATATCTCATCGGACCTTTTAATGTCTAAGATCTTTAACCTTTCTATTAAATCGGTGGTTGTTAACTTAGTTTCGTAAAGCATCTCCTTTACAAATGTCTGACTTTCGTAAAACCCTACTTTTACTAAAGCAGTTGGTACTGAGTAGCCAAAGTCTAAGCCATAAACCGTTTCACAACTGTCCGGGAAGTAACCCGGTCTCCAGTGTGTGTAAATTATCTCTGATGACTTACCCCTTTCTCCCAACCCAAAGACCTTCCAAAGATTCTCATCTGCATCTTTCAGACTTTCAATCTCTTGTACCTGCTCACTTGGCAGAAAAGGATTGTCTTTATAGGTTGAGTGGATTAAGAGGTTAGTTTCTTTGTCAGCGACATCGTACACCCAGCTCATCTCATCGACTGGGTTAAAGTCTAAGAAGATGGTCTGCTTGGTTCTTAGAGCTAACTGCTGGTAAATCGAGTGAGGCAATAGATTAGCCTCGTTTATATACAGTATGTCTCGCCCTGGTCCTCTTACCTTACCCGAGTCCTCAGCCCCAAAGAACTCTATATATGAGCCATTAGGGTAGTGGTAGACATTGTCGGTCTTGTTAAAGTTATCATCTGAGTAGATGCCAGCATCCTCGAGTATCTTTAGGATATCTCGCCTAGCACCCCTCTTAAGATGGGGTAAGGATGGACTAACCACCGAAATAGTAACCTTTTCCTTGTGCGGTATGTAAAGAGCTATTAATTGTCCTATCGAGTAAGTCTTGCCTGATCTGGTAGAACCTTGGTTAGCGATAACCCGGTATTTCCGAAAATCATAGGCTTCCTTGTTTCTCTCAAAGACATTTGTATATTTAACTTTGACTGTCCTCATCGGCAGCCTTTTCAAATATTATATTAACACCACCCGAATGATTAAGGTCCACAGTTTGTTTTGACTTACCGTAGGCCCTATCCAACAACACTTCAGCAGCCCTCACATCTCCTTTGGCTGCCTTGGCTCTTAAAGCCATTAAAATAGCTTTAGCGGCCTCAATTCCGTCTTTATCTTCTCCAAGTACATCGGCTAATAACTCGTCTAATTTGGGCAGCTTTTTGGGCCTGCCGTTCTTCTCTGGCTGGTTCTCACTACTAAACTGAGTGGCAGGGTTACCGCTTTTACCTTTCTCAAATGGCATATTCCGTAACTACTCCGTTTTTTTTGATGATTAGGCTAGGGTCTAGCTTTCTCATTCGGTCAATTATTACCTGACAATATTTAGGGTCTAATTCCATTCCGTAGCACTTTCTTTTAAGTTGATGTGCTGCTACCATTGTTGAGCCAGAACCTAAAAATCCATCAAATAAAAAATTACCTTTAATTTGATCATTTATAATATCAGACAAAACTTTAATAGGTTTTTGTGTAGGATGAACTCTTTTATCTTTTTCTCCTTCACGAATCATTCCATTCCAAATCTGCTTATAAATCCTAACTCTTGTTTCAAAACTACACCAAGCCATTTCGCCATCAGCAAAATTATTGCTATTCATATCTCCTCTTTTATCCCAAATTATCCAACTCGAACTAAATGGAAGAAAATCAGTAAAATAATTCCCTCCCCAAATTATAAAGTTTTCAAATCCTAAACTTATACAAGTTTGATAAAATTCTTTTGCAGTATCTGTTGTATCATCAGCAATAACCTTGCTATAAACTCCATTTTTTGCTTTATTATCTCCTCCTACCTTTCCATTATTTCCAACAATATCTATTCCATAGGGAGGATCTGTAAATACCATATCAGCCTTTTCGCCATTCATTAGCTTTGCCACTTGGTCGCTATCCGTACTATCTCCACAAAGCAAGCGATGCTCTCCTATCTCAAATAAATCGCCTAAAACTATGTCAGTCTGGACCGTTTCAGGTACTTCAAAGTCATCTTCCTCAGCCTCTAATACTTTTGCTTCGTAATTAGGAATATCTAAACCCCAATCGGTTAGCTTTTCTACATCCCATTCATTAGCCAGCACATCCCACTCCCACTCGCCAAAGCCTACATTATCTTTGATGATAAATTCTTTCTGTTGTTCGGGTGTCAAAGAACTTGCCTTTATTATCGGCACTTCTTTTAGTCCAGCTTCTATGCAAGCCTTAAGCCTCATATTGCCGCCTAAAACGACCATTTCGTCGTTTACAACTATCGGCCTAATTTCCAACATCTGTGGGAACTCTTGGATGCTTTTTACAAGTTTTTTGAACTTGTCATCCTTAATTACCCTGGGATTGTCTTTATTTAGCCTTATTTCAGTTATTGCTGTGGTCTGAATCTGTGGCATGGCTTATACAAAAAAGCCCTCAACCCCGAAGGACTGAAGGCTCGTTGATTTTTTACCCTTTATTCACCCCCTAATATACGAAAAATTTTTGAATCTACCAAATCTAAGTGTTATAACTTATCAACATCTGTACCCCATCGACTAAGTATGCGGACCAATTCAAGCATAATTCCTTGCCCTCCGGGTGTCA